ATTCTATAACCTATGCGATAGCCAGTCTGTCGGTAGAGACAGGAATTGCGCCGCAGTCTTTTATTGATATGGATCAAGAGATGCTTAGGGCAATAGTCCAGGTCTTACAAGATAGAGCTAAGGAGATAAGAAATGCCAGTAAACGTAATCGGCATTAAAGATGTCCTACAAGGCTTAGAGTTTATTGATGAAGATATGCGCCAACGTATCAGGACTGCTATTGATCCTGCCATGCGTGGGGTAGCTTTGAAGGCTAAAAGTTTTGTACCTGGTGATGCTGGTGTTTTATCGGGATGGGCAAAGCCGGCATCCGAGGCTACTAATTATAGACCATTTCCTAGATTTAACTCTGCTAACGTTAGAGCAGGTATTGGTTATAATCCTGGCGAAAACAAAATACAAAAAAATGGATTTCAAGTAAGCAACTATGTTTACAACGTTAGTGCTGCTGGTGGCATTTATGAAACTGCTGGCCGTCTTAACCCACAAGGCAGAGCCCCATTTCAAATGACACCATCTAAAGGTGCTAGTGGTACATATTCTAAAAGGTCTCCTAGAAGCAAAGCATTTGAAGAATACAAATCTAATAACCCATTTGCCGGGCAACAATTTGTGGCTGCATTAGAGCCAGTAACACGACAGCCACAGATTAAAGGCATGAGAAGTGGTAGCCGTAAAACTAAAGGCCGTTTAATCTATAAGGCTTGGGCTCAGGACAGTCCTAAAGTTTATGCTGCAATTTTAAAAGCCATAGATGCCACAGCTGTAGATTTTAATAAAAAAACAGAGATTAAGAAGGCAGCATAATGGCCAATGTAGTTGTCTCCGCTATTGCCACATTTAATGGCAAAGCACTTAAAAAAGGCAAAAAAGAATTATCCGCATTTGATAAACAAGCGCAACAATTAGGTAAAACATTCAATAGGGTTTTTGCTACTACTGCAATTGTGGCATTTAGTAAAAAGGCTATTAACGCATTTGCTAATGATGAGAAGGCTGCCAAGTCTTTAGCAGTACAGCTAGAAAATACTGGCAACGCATTTAGAGTTAATGAGGTAGAGGCCTACATAGCAGGCTTACAAAACTTATATGGCGTGCTAGACGATCAATTGCGCCCAGCCTTTCAAACTTTATTAAACGCTACTGGATCTGTAACCCTTAGCCAAAAAGCATTAGAGACTGCATTAAACGTTAGCGCAGGCACAGGTAAAGACTTAGAGAGCGTTGTAGCTGCTATAGCCAAAGGTGCATCAGGCACTACTACAGCCCTATCAAGATTAGGCACAGGCTTAGACAAAGCAACTATCGCTAGTGGCGACATGAATAAAATTATGGCAGCCCTTGATAAAAAGTTTGCAGGTCAAGCGCAAGCAAGATTAAGCACTTATGCAGGCAAGATGGATCTGTTAAAGGTTGCAGCCGCTAATGCTACTGAGATTATAGGTAAAGGTTTGATAGATGCCATTTCAACCATAGGCAAAGATAACTCAATAGACCAGGCTGCTACATCAATGAATAACTTTGCAATCGCTATTGCCAATACTACTAATGGTATGGCTCAGTTAATTGGTGAGGTTAAAAAGATTATAGATAGCGATGTAGGCAAGTTTTTGCTAGGCCTTACAGCTTTACTTACTTTAGGTAAAAAACAAGTAATAGCAGGCGCAGTAGGTTTAATTGCATATGATATTGGCAAAACACAAAACGCTGCCCCTGGCTCATCTACTTCACGTGTTAAAGATATGAACATAACTACAAAATTATTTAAAGCACGTAATGAAGAATATAAAATTATTACAGCATCAAATAAGGCAAAGTCAGAATTAGATAAACTAAAAGACAAGTTTGATCTAGAGCGTATTGGTTTAACAGTAGCCCTTAATGCTGCCACCGATGAAGAAACTAAACTACGCATTAGGGCTCAGTTAGCCATCCTAGATAACAATGAGGCTTTGGCTAAAAAGATACTAGCCGAGATGAATGGCGTTAAGGCTGTTGATAATTTAACTAATGCATTTAATAATGCAGCACAATCTATACTAACTGCTGGTCAGAAAATAGCTTATAGCCTTGGTGTTAGCCCATCACAAATAGGTACTGGTGGAGCAATTATTGCTCAAAGCCCAGGCAGTGTTGGGCCTTCTTTGAGTAACGTCTCAGGCCTTGCCAATACTTCTATTAACCAAGGCATGATAGGTAGAAGCCAAGAAGCAATAGATCTGAGCATATCTTTAGGCTTTACTAATACATCGAACATAACAGATGCTTTAACTAGGGCTGTGGCCGAATCCTTAATAATTAACAATAAGAATGGATTACCAACCGCGCCTGCTGGATTCTTATAATGGCCGTACCAATAGTAAATGCAGTAATTAACTTTAGCACTGGGCCTAGTTTTGCACAGGCCTTAATACTTGGCTCAGGCATATTAGGCACTAACGTATTGGCAGATTCTACAGCTGTAATTGTTGACGTATCAGACCGAGTTAACTTAGTTCAAACCAACAGAGGCCGTAACCCTATTGCAGATGAGTTCCAAACAGGTCAATTAACTTTACGCATAGTGGATCAGAATGGCGACTTTAACCCACAAAATCCAGGTAGCCCTTACTATGAACTATTAACTCCTATGAAGAAGGTAGCAATAACTGCAACCTACTCAGGAGTAACATATCCAATTTTCTCAGGCTTTATTACGTCTTATGTAAATACTCAACCTAAAGATGCTACAGAGGTTGCCTATACAACTATACAAGCTGTAGATGCCTACAGGCTGGCACAGAATGCCCAGATCTCTACAGTTACTGGTGCTACTGCTGGTGATCTGTCAGGTACAAGAATTAACCAGATATTAGATCAAATCTCATGGCCATCATCAATGCGCGATGTAGATGCAGGCCTAACTACTATGCAGGCAGATCCTGGCACTACAAGGACTTCTCTAGCTGCATTACAAACAGTGGCCAATAGTGAGTATGGTGCTATTTATGTTGATGCATCTGGAGCATTTGTTTTCCAAGACAGATCAGTAACTGCATCATCAATAGGTGGCACACCAACACTCTTTGCAGATGATGGCACAGGCATTCAATATGCTAATGCCGTATGGAAGTTAGACGATACCTTGGTATTCAATTCAGCCACTGTTACTAGGACTGGCGGCACTGCTCAGGTAGCGACCAATGCAGCTTCTATTACTAAATACTTTGTCCATTCTTACTTCTTAAATAACCTATTGATGCAGACCGATGCTGTCGCCTTGGACTATGCCCAGGCTTATGTGGCTTCTAGAGCTGAGACCAGCATACGATGTGATGCCGTTGAACTAGACCTATACACCCCAGATTACAACACAGGCATAATCGCAGCCCTAAACCTAGACTTCTTTGATCCAATCACAGTTATTACTACTCAGCCAGGTGGATCTACCTTAAATAAGACCTTACAGATTTTCGGTGTGGGTTTCAATATCACCCCGAATAGTTGGAGAACAGTCTTTACAACATTAGAGCCGGTAATTGACGGCCTGATTTTGAACAACAACATCTACGGCACCTTAGACTATAATGTGCTCAGTTACTAAGGAGAAAAATGGCTAAACAAACCTTCACGACTGGGCAGGTACTAACAGCTGCCCAGATGACTTCATTACAACAGACCGCCATGTTAGGTGGGGCTGCATCAGCTAAGACTGCAAGTTATACATTAGTCGCTGCCGATGCTGGTACTGCCATTTCAATGAGCAACGCAAGTGCTACAACCATTACAGTTAATACTGCGCTATTTGCGGCAGGTGATGTAGTAAATATAACAAATCTAGGTGCTGGAACTTGCACGATTACCGCTGGCACAGCCACAGTTAATACCGCTGCGTCTTTAGCCTTGGCACAATATGAAAGCGGTGTCTTAGAGTTTATATCTACATCATCAGCCGTTTTTGTTAAAAGTGCTGGCGCATCTGCAAATAGTATGACTCTTTTGTCCACAACAACACTATCTGGCACTTCTACAACTATCTCAAGTATTAGCCAGGATTACACAAATCTTGCTATTTATATCTCAGCCCCACTTTATAGTGCAGCGGCAGCATTAAGAGTAAAACTCTATAACAACAACAACTCTAAAACTAGCGGAGTATTTGGCTCAACCGCCGCAAGTATTAGTTCTGGTTATATTGACTTTGCAAACACAACAACACAAGCTGATACCATTACTTCTTGGTTAGAATTAAAACAATACACAACGAATAACATAGGTATTGCTGGTGGCCACTATGGTGGAACAACAGCCCTATCTAGCGTATTTGCTGGAGCGGATTCCGGTGGCGGTGTTAATGGCATGACAAGCATTGTAGTAACAACTGTTGCAGGAACCTCTACTTTTTCAAGCGGCACATGCAGAATATACGGAGTGAAATAATGACTAGACCAATAATAAGAATCCACAATACAGAAACCGATGAAATAATTGATCGTGAAATGAATGATCAAGAATTTGCACAATATGAGTTAGATCAAGCTGCATTTGTAGCAGAACAAAAACAAGAGCAAGCAAAGGCAACTGCTAAATCTAAATTGTTAGACAAACTTGGCATTACTGCTGAGGAAGCCGTCTTACTACTTTCATAATGAAGCCGTGGTTATGTGCAGCAGGAGTAGAGCTTAGGGATGCCGTTACTACCTGGTATCCAGATAGGCGCACTACCAGTGATGGGTGGATTGGTGATGCTCGTCATGCTGCCAGAAAATCGGATCATAATCCAGACCAGACCGGATGTGTGCGAGCCATTGATATTGATTCTCGCTTGGATTCATCCGAGGGGCTCTCGGTTTATCTGGCTGACCAGATCAGAATCTGTGCGAAAACCGATAAGCGCATATCTTACGTAATCCATAACGGCATGATTGCTAGCAGGATACTTAATTTTAAGTGGCGTAAGTATTCAGGCTATAACAAACACACTAAACACATCCACGTTAGCTTTAATCCATCTGGTGATAAAGATGGTAAAGAGTTTGACATACCACTTCTAGGGGGACAAATTGGCTAGTACATATAACATACTAATAGATCAGGGCTCAACCTACACTTTGGCTTTGAGTTATAAAGACAGTGCTGGCACAGCTATAAACCTGACTGGTTATACAGCTGCTATGCAGTT